ACTAAAGCTCCTTCAAATAAACACTCTACAGATCTTTGTAGTCTAGAGTAATCAGCTGCGTCAGATGGTGGTTTAAAAGAATCATCTCTTTGTATAGATTTTTCAGCTCCTGAATTTAGTTTTTTAACCTTGTAAACATCATTCATATATGTTTTGTAGTTAAAATACAATACAGCAACTTTGTTCTTATCACTGTCACCTGTTATCCCTAGGTTAGATCTATTTGTATATTTTGATCTAATATCCTTCAGGTCTTCATGTGTTAAATGTGTAAACTCTTTTGCTAGTTCGTTTATAGGTATATACTTAACTTCACCAACGTAGTATATATCTTCAAAATAAGGAGACTCTGTATAAGAATAAACTAAACTAGCTGGGTCAACATATTCTACTTTAGCACCTTCTGACCAATTAAACGTTGTTTTTGTTGCTCCTATACCTAGCACGGTTAGATCCTCTAAAACTCTTCTTCTAGTTAAATCATATTTACAACCATCTAGCAAAGTATTAATAGCAGTTTCATTAGCAACTTCAACAGCTTGCTTGTAGTTTAACTGCATGTGTAACTCTAGCTCTTCTTTTGTTTCTGGTAACTCAGCTGGATCATTTTCGTACATATCTATGTTTAGCTGGTTTTTAGCCGATTCGTTAAACTCTTTAGTTTGCATGTCAGCTATCATACTTTCCATGTATTCAGTTCTTTTAGCTACACCATATTGATCTTGTGAATACGCTTTTAGCTCGTAACCTCTACCAGCCATACCATTGACAACTATGTCAACAAACTTAGGTATAATAGGTACTGGCGTCCAGTCTAAATTAAGATATGACAAATCACCGTTTATAGATAATTCATCTTTATATTTTTGTATTGATTGTTCCCCTCTAGCATATAACCTAAGGTTATGATACTTTCTCATGTGATGTGTAGCTCTACTTTTAGCAGGACCATCGAACCATTCTAGTTCTATAGCTTTTGCTATTTTCAAACCATACTCTTCAGTGATCTTTTCTAAATCACTAACAACTTGAGAAGGAAAATTTGTATGTACAGACTCTGCCATATTATCGTTTAATTATTTTTGAATTTGATCCTCTATTGTTATATCGTGCAATGCTTATATCGATATTTTTTCTTTCTATCTTTGCGTTTGGAGCATACAAGTGTCTGTTGCAAGCCATTATAGCTAATCCAGAACTTATAGTAGCATCAAACTTTGTTCTTTTGTTTATATCAAACTTACTCCAATCGTTTAATGTTTCGTTAAAATACATTGTTCCGTAATTACCTTCTGTAAGCTCACCAACTTTTTCTTGTATATACATTTCAATTGCAGCTGCGTGAGCCTGTTTTATATCTTCGCTTGAGTTTGGTATACCACCTATTTCTTTTTCTGTTACAGACAATTTGTTCCATACTTTATCAGGTCTATTCATGCTAAAACCTCTATATCCTCTTCTTCTCATGTAATACAACAACCTAGGTTTGTTATTTTCACATAAAAGTGGCATTCCATAAAACACACAAGCCATTAAAACATCTTCAAAAAACATATCAGCTGTTTGTGGTCTAGCTATATACTCTAAAAAAAATTGAGCTGGTGGAGCGTCTTCCATGCTAAACTTAGTTAAACCGTGTAATGCACCTTTAGAACCTAAACCATCTACTGTTCCTGATATATCATAACTATCACAACCAAAGGCTCCCATGTGTTCATTACCGGGATAACGCACACCGTTTTTTACTTGAACACTATTTTGCAAGTGCACTGGTGGTACCCAACTAATATTAAACCTTCCTTTTGGGTTTGGGTAAAACATAACGTTAGAATCTTTAATACCATTTATCCACTGGAAATTACCTCTTGTTAAACCTAGCGTGCCACCTAATCCTTCGTTGTAATCTATTTGTTGATATAGCTTTACTAAGTTAAATATACTGTTTTTTGACTCGTCTCTAAACGCATGCTCTGTTGTTCTGGGAAACTGACGATAAAATTCATTTAAAGCATCTTGATCAGACTTTAAACCATCTACTTCGTTTTGCCAGTTATCTATTACACCTACATCTATTAACTCTCCGTGTGGGTCGAATATGTCGATATCAGGTGTAGTAAATACAGGAAGTCCGTGCTCGTCAATAAAGCCTTCGTAGTTCCATTCCATTGGGATAAACAAAGAGTAGAGACCAGACTTAGTCTGACCGTTTCTATTTCGCTCTGTGACATCGGAGCTGTTATATAATCTTTTAAAATTGTCTCCACCTTTATCTAATGCGTTTGAAGTTGAGCCCATCATACATTTACCTATAATTCTACTACCTAATCGTAAACATGTTTTTGTAACTCTCCAGTTATTTAATATATTATCAGGTCTTTCCCACTTACCACTTTCATCGTGTACAAGTAATGCTAGTTTTTCACCATCATAACTATTGTCACCCGTGTTTTTCCAATCTATAGTTGTGTCTAGTCCAGCTAAATCTTCTAACTTCTCGTTAGCTGTTATTTTCTTTCTTGTAAACTTACTAGCGGGAACTCTATAAGCTAGCTCTGTCTTTGGTCTATCCATACCATCTTGGATAGGTTTGAAAAAGAACGGGTAATTAATTGATATTGGAACTACTTTATCTGTAAACATTTTTTTTGCATCAGCTCCAGATTTTGATAATATACCGTATCTACTATCACCGTGCATTGTTGCTAAGTTAACTGTTTCGGCTGAAGACATAAAAGAAAAACCAGATCGTCTGTTTTTAAGGTAACACATACCATAACATCTTTTATCTGCCTTACATGCTTCCCAGAATATATAAAATATTCTATTAGCTTCTCTAAAGTCTGGTGCACCTACATCAATTTTGCTCCATTGCAAGTACATATAGTGTGTACCTGGTAAGTAAGTAGGTTTGTTATTGTTTATAAACCAAAACCCCTCTTCTCTACGTTTAAACTCTTCGTCTATATAATCAAACCATTGTGCCTTACTTTCTTCTGGATATGATCTCCAATCAAAAATATTTTTTAACCTAGATAGTTCTTTTGGATAATCTTGTTTTACCCATTTGTTATCTTTATGTTTATATATTTCTTTTGGTTGTTTTGGTAAAGCTATTCTTAAATTTTGAATCTCAATAACCTCGCCAATAGTTCCATTTTTTGATATAACAATAACATCATGCTCTTTGTTATAACCGTACTTCCACTTTTTACCTTTATTAAGTCTACTTATAGTAGTCTTTTTTATTGGCTCTATTGTTTTAATTAAATTCTGCTCGTACATTATTTAGATCTGCTTTCAGCAAAGCCTTTAAAAACTTTTTCTTTATTATCTTCATTTGATTTACCTTCAAGTATGTTTTTCTCTTCTTGAATTCTGTTTAATATTTCAAATGCATCAAATATAGCTAGTTTCTTTGTGGCTGCGGCATTTTTTAATCTGTCAGCTGATATATCATCGTCAGAATCTACAATAGGTTCTTTAGCTACTTTAATAAGCTCTTCAACTGCTATTTGCCCAGCTTGGATTATATTCTTTTTCGTTTCCTTGATATTCATATTTAAGTGTAATAAAATTTGATTTAACTCTGTAAAGTCTTTTACCATCAACAACGAACTCATATTGACCGTATGATTTAAAACCAACTAAAGCGCCTTGTTCTACTGTTCCGTCTGAAAACTTAACAATACCCATTAGTTTTTCTTTTTCCATTGGGTTTAGCTTATTATCTTCTTTTAAAGGTTGTATAAAGCAATAACCAGGCATTGGTCTCCAGCATTTTTCACAATCTCTATTTTTAGTGTATGCAAAAATTTGATCTGGACTTACAATATAAGTGTTTTCTTTTACAAAGCTACTACTATTTTTCTCTAGTTTATGCTGGTTGTACCATCTTCTAAAAACATTATGATGTACAATTACAACATCTCCTTTTTCAATTATAGAGTCAAAACCAAGTGGAGTTGCTTTTACAATAGCCTCTCTGTTTACAAATTGATGATGAGATATTTCTGCATTTAATATCAGCTCTTTATCACCTATTTTTTTTATATTGTTATATCTTTCTCCTTTTGGTTCTACTACGTAATCCCAAACTGCTCTCATTATTTATACTCTAAATTGTACTCTACGGATATTGCCATGTTTTTATTAAAGTCTTTCCATGGTATAACTTCATTTCCTTTTTTTATATAAACAGAGTACTTTTCATTTTCCTCTATTATATCACAGATGGTATGACCACCATACACTTCTTGCCCAACGGCATAGTGCATGGCGTCATTTTTGTAATTTTTACCTATAGATATTTTACGAATTAGCTTGCTCATCTTTGTTGTATGTTAATTTACCATTTCTAACATCGATGTCAGCATCTCCGTATTTATCTTGAAACTTATTTTGCATTAGTTTTACTGAGTCATTGAAACCAGCTAACCTATGTAAAAGATCGTGTTCCGCAGCTCTTGCTCTACCTACTTCAAGGTGTATTGAGTTTATGTTTTGCACTAAAGATTGCAAATCTTTTAATTCTTTTTCTTCTAAGTTTTCTGCCTTTACTTTAAGGTCTTTAACCTTAGGTGTTTTTCTTTTTGCCATTTTATTTAATTTAAGTTAATTTATTGTTATTTATCTAGTTATAATATCACATAAAATAGTGAATAATTACACTAATCGTCTATTTCGGATATATATCCTCCTTCTTCAAGCTCTTCTATATCAATACCAGTTCCGTCACCAACCCAATCACTGTGGTTTGTAAATGTATAACTAGAACATGTATTTATATTATTAAACTTTCTATCTCTTTCTACAACATCTTCTGTTGTTGCTATTAATCTTTTAGATTTATCTATGCTATTGTGCATAAAATGTATTTGTGATTTATCTACTAATCCAAATGTTTCTGTTGTTATTATATAATAATTCATACTATTTATTTACTATCTCTGATCCACCAGCTATCGAGAAGTTATCATTTCCTCTTGTTGCATTACCATTACCTTCAAATTTCCAATAACCTATTAAGTTTGATTGAGCACTATGTGTTGTTGCGTCCATCACTGTACCACTATTGTATAAAGATGTTACTTCACTAGCACTCAACTCTTTATTCCACATTGTTACATCGTTGTACAAAGTAGCTGAAGAATTACCAGCTTTATCTTGAAGACCATTATAATCACCTCTTGAACCTAAACTCCATAGCCTATTATCTGTTGCACTCATTGGGTTTGCTGCTATTTTAGATGTACCAGCGTTTGTTTGTAGAGGTGCAGAACCTGCTGCGTTAGCATTCCAATATAGTTTTAATGAGCTAGCTATATTAGTTGCTGCTTTAGTGATAGTGATCAACGTGTAGTTGTCGCTATTAACATAACCTCTATTGCTAGCACTCCAATATGTACTACCTAAACCAGCTGCAGCATATCCAGCTGCATAAGCACCTGAGTTAGCATGAAACAGCCATTCACCTTGTTTGTACCACACTGTACTTGAGTTTGGCTTGTTACCGTACCTAATTTGTATTCTGTTATTACTCTCGTTATAAAGTATTTTAATACCGTCTTCTAATTGAATTGATGAACCAGCTTTATGACCCACTATAAAATGTATGTTGGTATTCAAACTACTACTCCAACCAGCTTTGATCCAAAATGATATTGTCCAAGCTTCGCTTTCAGTAAAATTAAACGTATCATCGGTATCTGTAAATGTAATTGCATTTGATGTACCAGTTGATATTGTTTTTGAAACGGCTTTAGCATTAGCAAATGAAGCTACGGCATCATGATCATATCCATACCACTCTGACATAGCATGTGGTGTTGATTGGTTAGGCACTGAATCGCTATTTTCGTTTAAATCTGTTTCGTCTACTATACCGGTTAATGATATATTTGTGTACGACTCTCCAGCAGTGTAGTCATCTTCATCTACTTCATTTTTTATACCAGCAAGACTTATTGTGCCACTACTTGGAATTACCATCTACAATCGCT